AAAACCATTGACACAATATTGATATAGTTCTTCATTCAATCTATCTTCTATTTGTGTACCTGCTGGAGGTGATATCTTAGTAGAACCTTTTCTAAGTTCTGTTAGTTTTGCTCTAAAATCTTTTGGTTTTAATGGTTCATGGTAGATACCTGTCTGTTCCCATATTAAATCTAACAACTCAGTTTGTTTTGTAATTAATCTTCTGTGGTTTGCAACAACACCTTCTTTAGTTCCATCGGGTAGTACAACATTGAATCTATATTCTGGTTCTGCATACATTATAATTTCAAAATCTGTGATGTCAGGAAACATTGTAATACTATCTGACTTAACACCAAACGGTCTTGAGAAACAAAGTGTACGCATGCATTTACTTTGTATTGGATCTTCATAACAAGTATGACCTGCAGTATCTTTTTTCCATGCAGTTATTTTAGAATCTAGTTTTGTTTTATCCCATGGGTCTTCTAGATAACTATAGTTTGCTTTTGCAACTTGATCTGGCCATTTGTCTTTGTATTTCTTTTTAGCAAAGACCATGTAGTTATACATAAACCTATCTCTGCCATCATCTAGTTTTCGTTTTGAACACAATGCTAAACATGGTGGACCATCTTCAAACTCTGGATCTGTACCTATTAATATATTTCTGTATGTTTCATCTACTAGTTTTTCTAGTTCTTGTTTACCAATCTTGCTTTGATTAGCAACTTCTATAAATTTTTCTAAATCTAATTTGTTATTATCTTTATCAACTGCATATCTTTTTGTGCTACCATTATTGTAGTAAGGTAAGTTTATAAAGTTACCTGGTTTTATTTCGCCTTTGTCATCTTCCTTTAATTCTTTCTGTTTTGGAAAAACCTCTGTGTCAGGATCTAATCCAAGTGGCAGAAGAAAAGACTTCAATGCCGAGATTAGATCGACAGCTGGTATGGGTTCTTTTAAAAACAAATAACAATGCAATCCTCCACTCTTAGATAACAATGGTATTAGTGGTAATTTAAATTGTTGAAACAATGCTAGATAATTTTCAACTTTAAAACTTGAATAATCTTTTGAGTCTATGTCAATACAACCAAACTGAACTGTTTTATCTAATCTACATGGTTGTATACCAATAGATATTTTACCTTCAATGTGATCTTTATAATCACCTTGTGTAATTGGTCTACCAGCCCACTCATAGTTTGGTTTGAGTTTGTTTTTGTCAGTGTCTAATTGTGCCGAAGACATATCGGCAATACCAAAGTCGCCTTGGTATCCAGTAAATAATTCTATAAATTTTTCAACCATAAAGATCCCGGGTCGGAGCGGCTCCACTCTCGCTTTGCCGCTCCTATCTGCTCCATAAGAGTAGAATTAGTAGTTAGATTCCTCTTGTGTTACAGCTGCAGCTTTTTGCTGACTGTTTTTCAAAGAGTTATAAAAATCTCTAGCCATTTGATATAGGCCGGCATTGTCTACTTTTCTTACCATAGACACATTGTAACCATGCCAAGTAAAACTACCTGAGTTTTCAACAGAATTTAATTTATAAATTCTAGAAAATGTAGGTGCTTGTAAAGATTTTCCTGTGTTAGGATCGTTTTCAAATTCATTCTCCATTAAAGAATTCCATTGTCTACTTACCTTAAGCTGTGTTGACTTCATAGTCATCAAAGCTTTCTCCGGTCTCTCACCATTAATAATTACAAAGTGATTTGCTGTTTTGATAATTTCATTTCCATTATCTAACATATCTTTGTTTCTATCATTTTGAGTTACCTTCGACATAATTCCAGGTCCTCTGTCATTATGTATAGGTCTACCTTCTCTTTTTTCAAAAGGTGCCCACTCTGGATATGTCATCTTGTAGAATACAGGAATAACTTCTATTCCTTTTTCTCCATTATACAGTTTCTTTGTAACTGTATTGTAGAACATACCAGCTTCAGCGCCTTCTACATACTTTGCATGTTTCTTTTTAGTCTCATCTGATCCTGATTGTAACAGTTTCAGAAAAGGTAAAGCTAGATCTTGTTTGTCTACGTTCTCTAAACCCATTCCTGAGTCTGATACGAAGTCCAAAGTTGCTAATGATCCGCTTTCTTGTTTTGCTACGTCTCTTGTTTCTTCATTCATATTATTTGTTCCTTGTTATTTTTGTGTTGGTACCCATTGCTCTCGGCAAGGTTTGCATATTCGCTCGCCTTGTTATCTTCGTTTCGACCAAAGGAAACAGTGATTTCATTCTTAATCAAATCACCCAAGTCGTTATTTCGAAGCCAGTTAAATGCGCCTTCCTTTTTATCTACAGGAATTGTTGCGCTATAAATTTCTTTTACCTCTATTGCAGAACCATCTTTTAGTTTCATGGTTTTTAGTTTCATAGAGTCCATAATTTCCGGTATCACTTGTTGTGAAAGTTTATCTGCTTGTTGTTTTTTTCTAGATAATCTTTCTTCTTCAATTTTAATTTCATCTTCTAGTCTTTGTAATTCTAAAACATGGCTAGATAATGACTCAACATTATTTAATTCATTTACTTGTTGAGGTGCATCCTCAATAAACATTTTTTCTAAGTTACTCATCTGTATTTCCTCTTTCATATAAATTTATTTCTATTGGGTAGTATTGTCTTTCTTGTTTGTCCCACTTTAATAAATTGTATTTACCATTAGTCATATCAGAAACTATAGAACATGTAACTCCAATAATTGCAGGATCACCTGTTAATAATAAATAATCTTCTGGTGTAAAATCTTTTAATAGATTTCTTAATTTAAAAATTAGTGGACCAGGAGAAAAAATAATTTGTGATAATTCAGGAAGTAAAAATTTAAACTTACCGTATTTACCTGCACCGATAATATTTATTTTTGGGTTACCTGTTTTTGTACCTGGTATTTCCTGTATCACGTAAACTATATTTTCTTTCATGGCTTGACTTCTATTTTATATTTGATATCTTGTCAACTAGAAAGAAGAAAATAAATTATGAATTACAAATTTAAAACTAAGCCATACGCACATCAACTCAAAGCATTAGAAATGTCTTGGGAGAAAAAAGCTTTTGCGTATTTTATGGAAATGGGTACAGGTAAATCTAAAGTGTTGATAGACAATGTTGCAATGCTTTATGACAAAGGTAAAATCAATGGTGTATTAATTATTGCACCAAAAGGTGTATATAAAAACTGGTATAGTTCTGAAATACCTACACACTTACCAGATCATATAGAAAAAGTGTCCGTATTGTGGCAAGCAAATATTACAAAACAACAACAAGAAACACTAAATACATTATTTAAAACAGGAACTGATCTACATATTTTATGTATGAATGTTGAAGCTTTATCTACAACTAAAGGTGTTGATTTTGCAGCTAAATTTATAAACTCACACAACACGATGATGGCAATAGATGAGTCTACTACAATAAAAAATCCAGAAGCTAAACGTACAAAAAATATTGTGTCACTTGGTGTAAATGCAAAGTATAAAAGAATACTTACAGGATCACCGGTAACTAAATCACCATTAGACTTATACAAACAATGCGAGTTCCTTGACCCCTGGCTCTTGGATCATAATTCTTATTACTCGTTTAGAACTAGATACGCTATTATGAAGACAGCAAATTTTGGTGGACGATCGGTACAGATTGTAGTTGGTTATCGTAACCTTGCTGAATTATCAGAAAAACTAAAACCGTTTTCTTATCGTGTATTAAAAGATGATTGTTTAGATCTACCAAAAAAAACTTTTATGAAACGTATTGTACAACTTACACCGGATCAAAATAAAGTATACACACAGATGAAAAAAGAAGCACTTGCAATATTAAATGGCAAGATGATTACCACTGCAAATGCATTGACACAGTTGATGAGATTGCAACAAATAACTTGTGGCCATTTCAAAGCAGATGATGGCACTGTTCAACAACTAAAAAGCAATAGACTAAATGAGTTAGTCGATGTGCTATGTGAAATAGAAGGTAAAGCGGTTATTTGGGCTCATTGGCAAAGTGATGTAAAACATATTATAGATGCACTTGTAGATGAGTTTGGTCCTGGCTGTTATGTAGATTACTATGGTTTGACACCACAAGATGAAAGACAACAAAACATAAAACGTTTTCAAGATGATGAAAAATGTAGGTTTTTTGTAGGTACACCTCAAACTGGTGGATATGGTATTACACTTACTGCAGCTTCTAATATGATATACTATTCTAATGGTTATGATCTTGAGAAAAGACAACAGTCAGAAGCACGTATTGATCGTATTGGCCAAACTAAACCTATGACATATATAGATATTATGTGTGAAGATACAGTTGATGAAAGAATTGTAAAAGCTTTACGTAAGAAAGTTAATATTGCAAGTCAAGTTATGGGAGAAGAATTAAAAGCTTGGATATAGGAAAAAATAGGACTTACGTGTGAGCGCTACAATTTTTGTAATAAGACTACAATCACACCACCCATACCTGTCATAATAGCACCCATAGAAACTAAAAGTATTCTTTCAATTCTAGTTATATGGTTTTGTAGTTGGTTCATTCTATCGTAGGTTTGTTTCTGCATGATACGACACAGTTTTTCATGTGATTCTATTTTCTGTAATGCGCTTTCTTTATTTGGCATACTTACCTACTATGTAACAAATAGGTTCTAATATTTTTCTATATACTCTACCTAATAAATGCACCTTGCCTCTTGACTCCTGTCTAATGTCTATAGTTCTATGCACTGCAATATGTTCTAATATTTTTTTAACTATTTTATTTGTTTTAGATAGTTTTACAAGTGGTAAGAATATTTTA